TGGGCATCAAGACGAAGAACATCAACGTATGGTGTGACGCGGAGAATGTATGGATTCCAGACCACTACATCATTGATGCCGTTAAGCCGATGAGGCTGCAGGACTTCGGTGGCAGAGAGTGCTGGGTAGGTGTTGACCTTGCCTCCACATCAGACTTGACTGCGATGTCCTTCCTCATCCCTGACGATGACGGCAGCCTCAACTTCATAACCAGGTACTACCTTCCAGAGAGCGCACTGACGGAGAGAAGGTTCTCATTGACCTACTCCGGATGGCGCAGGCAGGGATGGCTTAATGTCACCCCTGGCAACGTGACCGACTACCAGTACATACTGAACGACCTCATAGAGGCGAGGTCCATCATGAACGTGGTGAAGGTTAGCTACGACAAGTGGAACTCTACCCAGTGGGCGATAGACGCCACCGACCAGGGGTTCATGCTCGAGCCCTACTCGCAGGCCATAGGCAACTTCAACAAGCCGACCAAGGAACTTGAGCGCCTCATCATGTCCGGCAAGGTACACATTGACAAGAACACCATAACGCGTCACTGCTTCCGCAACGTCTCCCTCGCTGTGGACCATAACGGCAACATCAAGCCGTCGAAGGAGCACTCGGAGAAGAAGATTGACGGCATCATAGCCATGTGCATGGCTCTCGGAGGCTATCTCGAGAGCCCGCACTACGGAGATTTCTACTAACAGTTGTTTTTTCATAACCAATGATGATTCCACCCCGCTTGTCTGCGAAGATAGGCGGGGTTTTTCATTTGTCCGCCACGCGTTCGGTTAGTTGGTAAACGGATTATCCCATGAAAATATTCGGAATGGAAATAAGGAAGGCGAGCAAGGCTGAGACCAGCCGAACCACCGCCTACTCTGCCTTCGGGGGACGTGCTTCGCTGTCCTCACGAAGCAAGCCAATGCTCCTGTCAACGGTGTATAGATGCGTTGACCTCATCTCGGACTCAGTCGGTGTGCTCCCGCTGAAGACCTACCGCCTTGACCGCGATGGCTTCAAGGCAGAGGCCAAGGACATGGCACTGTACGACATACTGAACAACGAGCCCAACGAGAACATGTCACGCTTCACGTTTTTCAAGACCCTGATGGCCTCCGTCCTTCTCACTGGTAACGGCTACGCATACATCGAGCGTGATGGGAACAACAAGGTGTCCCAGCTGATCTACCTCCCGAGCAACCAGGTGGAGGTTAAGTTCGTCACCGACTCGTCAGGCATCCTGCGCAAGCGCTATGCCGTTGCAGGCTGGGAGGCTCTCGTTGAGCCCAAGGACATGATCCACGTGCTCAACTTCAGCTATGACGGCATCATCGGCGTGTCCACCTTGACCCATGCACGTCAGACTATCGACATCGCCACCTCCACCGAGGAGCATGCGCAGGGCTTCTTCACGAGCGGTGCTGCCTTGAACGGAGTGCTGAAGGTGGAGGGCGTGAGACTCACCAAGGAGCAGAAGGACCAGATATACAATACCTGGAACTCACACTACGACTCTGTCAACGGAACCACGTCAGGCATCGCCATACTGGAGGGCAACATGTCCTACCAGCCTATCAGCGTGTCTCCGCGTGACTCCCAGTTCCTCGAGAGCCGTGAGTTCGACGTGGTTGACATCTGTCGCTTCTTCAGCGTTTCGCCTGTCAAGGCCTTTGACCTGTCGAAGTCGAGCTACTCCACTGTAGAGGCCACCCAGCTTCAGTACCTGACGGACACTGTGTTGGCTGTGATCACTAAGATCGAGCAGGAACTGAATCGTAAGCTGCTGATGCGTCCGGAGCGTGCCTCCTACTCCATCGAGTTCGACACGAGAGTGCTGCTGAGAACGGACAAGGCTGCCCAGGCATCGTACTACAACACGATGTTCAACCTCGGTGCAGCCACTCCTAACGAGATAAGAAGGGAAGTGAACCTTCCGCGCATAGAGGGAGGCGACACCACCTTCGTACAGGTAAACCTGCAGACCCTTGAAAAGGCCATACGATATGAAGACGAGCAGACAGATGAGACGGATAGCGAGGATGATCCAGAGGCTGTCCGCCAAGAAAATGGTTAATCCAAAAGACCAGACAATGGAAACAAGAGAACAACGTAACATCCGAAGCGAGGTACGCATGGTGGAGGAGTCAAGAAGGGTGGAAGGCTATGCCCTCCTCTTCGACACCCCATCAGACGGCCTTGACTTCACGGAGACCATTGAGCGCAGCGCCCTTGACGGTGTGCTGGAGCGCTCTGACGTCAAGGCTTGGCTGAACCACTCCCCAGAGCGAGGCATCCTCGCAAGGTACAGAGGCGGTTCCGCATCCAACAGCCTTGAGCTTGAGGTTGACGAGAAGGGTCTCCGCTATGCCTTTGACGCGCCACACACGGCTCTGGGTGACGAGCTCATCGAGAACCTGAAGCGCGGTGACATCGACCAGTCTTCCTTCGCCTTTGATGTGCAGGAGGACAAGTGGACGAAGAACCAGGACGGGACATGGTCAAGAAGCATCTTGCAGTTCGGCAGACTGTATGACGTGTCGCCTGTCTATGACGCAGCCTATTCTGCTACATCCGTGAACATGCGCGGAAAGGAACTGGCTGAGGAGGAGTTGGAGCGCATTGCAGAGGAGCAGCGCAAGGCTGAGGAGGAGGCCGAGAAGGAGGCCGAGAAGATGCCAGACTCCTACTATGACGAACTTTCAAAGCAAATCAATATTTAAAAGTAGTAGAAGATGAAGGAAGTATCAATCACCGAACTGCGTAGCGAGAAAGTCGCATTGCGTGAGGCATCTCAGGCAATCTTAGACTCCGCTAAGGCAGAGGCTCGCGCCATCACTGACGACGAGCGCAAGGCGATCAACGAGAATGAGGTGAGAATGCACGAGATCAACCTCGAGATTGACCGCAAGATGGAAGAAAATCGTAACAACAAACCAAACGAAGTAAAGAAAATGGAAAACAAGAAATTCTCACTTCGCAAGGCCATCCTGGCAGAGGTTAACCATCGCGGTCAGGAAGGCGTTGAAGCCGAAGCATTGGAGCGCGGTGCAGAAATGAACCGCAGCTGGGAGACCAGCGGAAACCTGCAGGTGCCTATCAGCACCCGCGCAATCGCAACTGCAGCTGGCGGTGCAACCGCAGGCGTAGTTGACATCGAGAACCAGAACATGCTTCTGCCTCTCGAGAACTATCTCGTAGCTACACAGGTGGGAGCCAACATCCACACTGGCCTCGTAGGTAACATCCAGTTCCCAACTATCAACAGCGCACAGGTGTCTTGGAAGTCTGAGAACGCTGTGGCAACTGACGGTAACGGTGGCTTCGGTTCACCTGTGACCTTCTCTCCTAAGCGTCTGACCGCCTACATCGACATCTCTAAGCAGCTCCTGATCCAGGAGAACCAGGATGTTGACGGTATCATCCAGGACCTGTTGACACAGGCCGTTGCTCAGAAGCTGGAGAACACCGTGTTCTCAGCAGCAGCTGCCGTGTCAGGCACAAGCCCTGCAGGTTTGTTCAACACCATCACCCCTGATGCAGCTGCATCCATGACTTGGGCACGTATCGTAGCATTGGAGACTGGAGTTGACACAGGCAACGCTCTGATGGGCAACCTCGCCTACATCCTTCGTCCTGAGCTTATCGGAAAGGGCAAGACCACCGTTAAGGATTCTTCCGGTGCTGGTGGCTTCATCATCGACCTTGGAAATGATATGACCTTGAATGGTTATAAGGTTCTTCGTACCAACAACATCGTGAGCAACGCTGCTTCCGGTCAGACTGCTGCCAACTATGGCGCGATCTTCGGCAACTTCGCTGACCTGTTCATCGGCCATTGGGGTGCATTGGACATCACCGTTGACCAGTACACTCAGGCAACCTACGGTGCCATCCGCTTGGTTGTTTCAAGCTATTGGGACTTCGGCCCACTGCGCACTGCATCATTCAAGACCGCATTGTTCGAGGTATAATGCTTGTCAGTCTTGACATATTGAAGAAGCACCTGAACATCGAGAGTGATTTCACTGCCGATGACGAGTACATCACGGGACTTGAGGGAGTGGCCGAGAAGGTCCTCTCTCAGGATCTCTGTGAGGACCTTGAGGACATGTCCACAGGTGACGGTGTTCCAAAGCCGTTGCTGCAGGCAATCATGCTGCTCGTAGGCCAGTACTACGCCAACAGGGAGCCGGTTGCATTCGCATCCGCCAGTGAAGTCCCTCTCACGTACAGGCACCTTGTCTCACTCTACAGGAACTACGAGAAATGAGAACCGGACTGCTCACAGAGACCGTCACAATACAGCAGCTGACGAAGGGCAAGAATGCGACCTACGGAACTGCCGAACAGACCTGGACCGACCTCACCACCCTACGTGCAAGGGTTGAGTTCGCCTCAGGCAGCCGTGAAGGCGTCAATGACGAGCAGTTCAGCGACCAGTCGTTCAGGTTCACCACCCACTACCGCCCTGCGATCACCCGTGGGATGCGTGTCATCTACCGAGGTGAGAAGTACTACATCACGTCGGTCAACCATGACCGAATGAATGCGAGGACGGTAATCATGACGGAGGTGTACAATGAGTGACATCAGCGTTTCCGTTGACACCCATGGAGTCAATGTGATGTTCGAGCAGATGTCCATGACCAACAAGGAGGCACGTAAGGCCATCCAGTCGGCATACAGGGCGTCAGGCAACGTCATCAAGAAACAGGCGCAGGCGAACATGCGCTCGGTGCAGCCGAGGATCCAGAGATGGGTTCCGTTCGTCAACGTGACGGTGTACAAGAACTCTCAGGGCCTTAGGGTTGACGCACTCGGCGTGTACACTTCCGGCAACAAGCTCTCCAAGGACCAGAAGAAGACCGACCCGAAGTATAACTCG